TCGAATCAGTGGTCCGAATCCAAGCTTTCCGCCAACCGCCTGTTACTCGCAGACGCACTTCGAAGCGATCGGCGGCTGGCTTGAGGGTCTCGACAAGATCGACACCATTTTCGTCGACAGCCTAACCCAAATTATCAGACTCGCGTTTCGCTATGCCGAGCAGCAACCCGAGGCGTTTAGCGAACGCACCGGCAAAAAGGATCTGCGCGGCGCCTATGGCCTGCTTGGGCGTGAGATGGTGCTGTGGCTCAATCAACTACAGCACGCCATAGCGTTGAACATCATTTTCGTCGGCATTCTGGAGTTCACGACCGACGAGTCCAATCGCGGCTTGTGGCAATTGCAGTGCGAAGGCAGCAAGACCAGTCGCGAGCTGCCTGGCATCATCGATGAAATCATCACCTATCAGTTTTTGGATTTCGGCGACGGCAAGCCGCTAGAGCGTGGCTTCGTCTGCACATCACCGAACCCTTGGGGCTACCCCGCGAAAGATCGATCAGGACGGCTTGACCTGATCGAACCGCCTGATCTTGGGCGGCTGTTGGACAAGCTGATCAGCAAACGAAAGGAGATTTCGTAATGAGTTGTTTGGATCTCAATAACGCGCCTCCGCGGCGCTCGTTCGACCTGATTCCCGCTGGCACGATCGTCACTGTGCAGATGGTGATCCGTGCGGGTGGAGCTGGCGAAGAGGGCTGGCTGAAGCGTTTCAGCGACGGTAACGCGGAAGGCCTGGACTGCGAGTTCACCGTTGTCGGCGGCAAATATGCCAACCGGAAAATTTGGCAAACCATGATCCTGAGCGGCACCAGCGACGGGCACGCCAAAGCCGGAGAGATCTCCCGCACGTTGCTGCGCGGAATCGCCGAATCAGCCTTCAACATCCGACCGGATGATCTTAGTGAAGCCGCGCAGCAGAAGCGCAGGATGAATATCGCCGACTTCAACAATCTGCGCTTCATCGCCTGCATCAAGATCGAGAAGAGCCGGGATCCTAACTATGACGACAAGAACAAGCTCGAGGCGGTCACCCCCAACATGAAGGCCTGGAGCGCCGTCGAGCAGCTCCCCGCATCGGCACAGATGGGATTGCCGGGCGTGGCAGGCGCTCCAGTAGCGCCGGCCCATACGGCCTCTGCCAAGCCAGCGCAGGCCATCACGCGTCCGAACTGGGCAAGCTGACCCATGGGCAAGCTGTCCGAACAGGAAGACGCCTGGCAGGCAAAGGCGACGGCGGAAGCTGTCGCCTCAGCCCGCGCGATCGCACAAAGCCAAGTGCCCAATACGCCGGCCGGCCGGCTGAGCGACCAGCAATGGGGATGGATCGTTGCCGCGGCGATCTTCGCCTGGATCCAAACGCGTTACCAGCAAGCGATCGCCGAAGGTCTCGCTCAGGAGGAGCATGTCACGCGGCTGGATCCGTCACCGCGTGACGAGGCGATCGTTCTCTCAATTTTGCCGATGCTGGCCGATCAATCCGCGATCGACTGGTCAAAGCCGCTGACGGATTGGTCGAGAGAGGAAATGGCTGGCTTTGTCGGCCTGGCAAGCCGCCTGATCGACGAGGCCCGGGCCGCGCTTGAGCGTGAGCCTGGCGCGGTTCTGCACAAACCGGAAAGGGAGCTTGATGATGAGATCCCTTTGTAACCCCGCGCCGCTATGTGCTGACGCTGGCGCCGCTTCCAGGTGTCGACGCGATCCGATCGCTGCGCTGGGTGCTCAAGGGGTTTTTGCGCCAGCACGGCATGCGCTGTGTCGATATTGGAATCGTTGATCATGCTGCTGGACCTCAATCGCGCGATCCTGTCGGCAAGGCCTCTCAACCAGCTCATCAACGAATTGATCGAGAAGGCTGAGCCGCCGAGCCCGAATTTTCGGCAATATCTCGGCGCGTCCTCGATCGGCGCTGAATGCCTGCGCCGGATCCAATATGACTGGATGTGCGATCCACAGTTTCCGGCGCGCACGCGCGATACCTTTCAACGCGGCCATTTCTTCGAAGACCTGTCCCGCCAGCATCTGATCGCAGCCGGGTTTAGGTTTGCATCCAAGGTTCGCCTGAAGTTTGAAACGGCCGGCGGGCTGTTCCGCGGCCACGCCGACGGCATCCTGGTTTCCGGTCCGCAACTACCCGGTTTGATCTATCCCGCTCTCTGGGAGCACAAGGCTCTGCAGGCCAAGAGCTGGCGCGCCATCGAACGCGACGGGCTCAGCGGGCTCTATGAAGTTTATGCCGCACAGGTCGCGATCTATCAAGCCTATCTCGGCTGCACCAATCCCGCATTGTTCACCGTGCTCAACTGCGACAACTGCGAGCGCCTGAACTTCCTGGTGCCGTTCGATGTGCAGCTGGCGCAGGCCACCAGCGATCGCGCTGTTGCGGTGATCGAGGCGACGCGCGCGGGTGAACTGCTGATGCGCGTCACAGAAGATCCCGAGGACTGGCGCTGCCGCATGTGCAGCCATCGCAACAGGTGCTGGGGCGATGCTGGTCCTTCCTGACATCAAGGCCGGCGCCATCGTCGCCGATCCGCCGCTAGCGTTCGCCACCTGGTCGGGCAAGGGCGAAGGGCGGTCGCCGCAGCATCATTATGGCTGCCTGCCATTCGAGCAGCTGGCCGCTATTCCGGTCGCAAGCGTCGCGGCGCCCGACTGCTTTTTGTTGCTGTGGATTCCGCTGCGCTCGGTCTTTCTGGCCGAGCCGTTGATGCGCGCCTGGGGATTTGCCTTCAGCGGTGTCGGCTTTGCCTGGGTCAAGCAAAATCGTAGCGGTGTCGGCTGGTTCATGGGCGGCGGCTACGGCACCCGGCACAACGTGGAGATCTGTTGGTTGGGGCGTCGCGGCTCTCCGCGGCGAAAATCGGCCGGAGTGCGGGAGCTGATCATCGCGCCGGTGCGTGAGCATTCCCGCAAGCCCGACGAAGTTTATGCGCGGGTCGAAGCCCTCAGCAATGGACCTTATCTCGAGCTGTTTGCGCGACAACAGTGGCCGGGCTGGACCTGCGTCGGCGACGAAGTCGGGAAGTTTCAGCGGGAGGCGGCTCAATGACCGCTCTCAACGAGCCGGTAACCAAGCGCATCGCCAAGCTGTTTCGCTCCCTGAGTTCGGATTTCGACGGCGAGGTCCTCGGCGCCGTGGCCGCGATGAAGCGACTATTTGCGGCTGAAGGCTTGAGCTTCCACGACATCGCCACGGTGATCGAGAGCTGCAACGGCGAAATCGATGAACGCAAATACAGCGATGCCGACGCCAAGATCATTTTTGAGCGCGGCGTCGCCAAGGGTCTCGCCGAGCAACAGGACATCAATTTGGAATTCTTCGACTGCGACGGCCGGCCGCGTTGGTACGAGATGGCCGTTTTCTGTCAGCGCAACGTCGGGCAGCTGTGCAGCCCGTGGGAAAGGGATTTCGTCGCCGACATTGCCGGCAAGATGCTCGAGCGCACACCGAGCCCAAAGCAGGCGAGATGCATCCTCAAAATTTTCGTCAAGCTGGGGGGATACTGTGACCCAAAATTACAAGCCGCGTATTTTCAGCGGTGATCTGTCACAACTCCCCAATGCGCTGCAATGGGTGACCACACAGCGGCGCTTTGTGGTGTGGCGCTGGGTGTCGCGCACCAGCAAGACCGGCAAGGTGAAGTGGACCAAGCCGCCGTATCAGCCAACCAATCCGCATATCCCGGCGAAGAGTAACGATCCGTCGACATGGGGCACATATCAGGACGCGCTTGCAGCGGTTGCCTCGGGGCAGGCCGATGGCATCGGCGTCATGCTCCTGAACGGCGAGATGGCCGCCGCTGATCTCGATCAATGCCGGGATCCGGTGACGGGCAAATTGTCCGGATGGGCCATGCGGCTCTGTGTCGAAGCCGATCAACTCGGACTGTATCGCGAGGTCACCGTGTCCGGTTGTGGCCTGCGCTTTATCGGGCTTTCGCATCAGGGCGCCGAGCTGCATCGACGATTTCCCTTTCACAGGACCAGTGGTGAGGGGCTCGAGCTCTACCGCAATTGCGCGCGCTTTATCACGATCTCAGGGCTGCAGGAGGGGCAATGCGAGACCATGAGCGAGATCGACGGATATCTAGACGAGCTGCTGACGCGCTTTGCCGGGCAACCAGTGGCATCGCAGTCGACGACACTGCTCGATCTCAACACTGCCGGCCCGCAACAAACGGATTATCTCGAGATCCTCGAGAACGGCGCTGCGGAAGGCCAGCGCAGCGAGGGGTTCGCGAAAGTGGTCTGGCATCTGGCCAGTGATGGACTATCGGTCGAGGAGATCGTCGACGAGCTCGCTAAATACCCAAACGGCATCGGTGCCAAGTATGCGAAGCGACTATCCGCCGAGGTGACGCGCTGTTTCAACAAGTGGAAAACTCAGCGCCTCACCGCCGTCACGGGGATGAT